TTTGCCTGCATCTACTTGTTTATGGTATTCATCACGAAGTAAAGTAAGTACAGTATTTACATATTCTTCATGTTCGCCCAATAGTGCAGCATTACGTTGCATTTGTTCATTAGCGTATTCTAATATTTTAATCTTACACTGTTCTTCCATTTTAGTTAATCGTTATTTTTAAAAGTTCCGTTTCTGTGCCGCCAGGAGCAGAAGCACTAGAAATAAAAGCTACTGGATCACTAAAGCTAGCATCATTACTCCCTAATACTGAAAGTTTATCTACTGCGAAGAAAGATTGGTTAAATTGAATTAACACACTATTTATAGTTTGAGCTGTACCCAAATCTATAATTATAAATTTACCTTCGGTATCAGATCCCAATGTCCACCACCCTGTGCTTATGCTACTATCAAATGCTTTAAAAAAGTCATAAGTAGAATTAAATAAATGATTTGCAGAAGCAGAATATGGAGATGGAGCATTATTTGATGTCATATTGGAAGGATAAGCATTTCCTCCTCGGCTAACGCCATCATATAATCTAAAGTTTCTTAAGTAAGTATGATCATTGGATGTTTGAGAGTCATAGTTTAATTTCCAATATCTAAAATTGGCATCTTTTTTCATATAACTACCTGTTATTATTTCGCTCTCCAAATCTCCAAAATCTTGCACTTTAAGTTCAATGCTTCTTGAAGCCTCATTTCCTAGATCTATGTATGTTATTTTACCTGTGGATTCATTAAAAGACATACTTGAATTTGGGACTACTACAACACTTGCAGATTTAATTTGGCAAAATATTGATAAATCATCGTAAGAAGCAGAATTTGTTATTGTTATTTCTCCAGCAGCAAAAACTTCGTTTGCAAAACTCATTGATGGTGTTACTGTTAATCCTAAGTTTGTATTTTGCCACTCACCTGCAGTGCCATTATATCTAATTAGATCACCGTCAGCTAAACTTGAAAAACTAACATCTGAAAGGCCAGCTAATGTACTTGAACCTCCTCCACCACCACTGGCAGCAGCAATTGATGCTGATACATCTGATATGCCTCCTATTTCTAATGTACCACTAAATTTACCATCACCACTAACTTCTAATTCAACAGTAGGTTCTAGGGTATTAATACCAACAACACCACCCGTAGATCCTGAGAATATAGCAGCATAAGAATTTGGTGCTCCGTCTTCATGACCTTGAGCATATAATGCTATTGTATCAGGATTAGTAAGGTTTGTATCACCTGCAAGGAAATAACCACCGAAAGATTTTTGTTGGCTTCCTGGGGTTCCAAATGCCGCACATCCTACGCCTTTTATAGCTATAGCACCATCCGCGCCAGTACTTGCAAAGGTATTAGTTACTGATAGGACAGCTCCATCCGAATCAGCTAATTCCATTGTAACATTGTTATTAGTGAAATTAGTTGAACCGTTAGTTATATCAAGTCTTTTAGTTCCATTAGATGTAAAACCTATAGCTTCTGGGTTGGGGGCAAATAGTCCTGTATTAGTATCGTTAAGTCGAATAACAGGAGAAGCTTCGGATCCAGCAGCATTTACTACTATATCATATCCTGAGAGCAGATTTGATGATCGAATGTTACTTCCAGTAATATCACCTGTTACTATTAAAGTAGAACCATCAAATGTAAGATTAGCTTCTGCATTTAAAGTACCATCACCTACGGCAGTTGTTACTCTATTATTAGAGTCATTTGCTATGGTAGGTGAAGTACCTGAGGTGCCTGATGAACCTGAGGTGCCAGACGAACCACTTGTACCTGATGAGCCTGAGGTGCCTGCATTACCATCATTTCCTGAAGTACCTGATGAACCCGAAGTACCTGATGATCCTGAAGTACCTGATGAACCCGAGGAACCACTTGTGCCTGATGATCCTGAAGTACCTGCATTACCATCATTTCCTGAAGTACCTGAGGAACCACTAGTACCTGATGATCCTGAAGTACCTGATGAACCCGAGGAACCACTTGTGCCTGATGATCCTGAAGTACCTGCATTACCATCATTTCCTGAAGTACCTG